ATTGTAGACTCTCCGCCCATAAATCCTTTGTAAGGATTATATTTTTTATCAGCAGTAAAGTCTGATTCATCTATAGCAGAAGCATAAACATAGTCAAATGCTGATACCCCTTGAAGGGAAGCAATTCCAATTTTTTCTGTAATTGTTATTGGAGACTGGTCTACCACAATAAACTCTTTGTTATTAATAGATATTCTTAAAGTTAAAACTTTAGCGGATCCTCCTGTAGGTACAGAATAATTTGCACGGATATCTATTCTATATAGTCTTCCTCCACTTATTCCTGTCAAGATACTACCGTCTTCTTCTTTTTGTGAGTCAGTCATCTTAATAAGTTTTCCGTCTACAATTTTGTAAAATGAAAGTTCTCTAAATCCTTTATCTGCACTTGTGTTTTGGGTTGTTGCTACTGATAAAAAATAACCACTTTTGTTAGTTGAGTTTAATGAAAATGCTATACCCGAAATTGTTCTTTGCTCTCCCGTGGCTTCGCCTTTTGAATTCTTTAACAATGGGAAATACATATTTGTTCCAATCGAAAAGTTTTCCCCCTTAAGATATTTAGCCGTATCTGTTGTTACAAGAGTATATATCTTGTTTGGAACAGGCTCTTTTATGGTTGGATCTTGTGTACTATCTTTTAATGTTCCCAGCGGGGCAAAAATTGTCATCATTGACCTAGGTATGGCACTAAATAAATTATTTGGATTTGCTAAGTCTTTACCGTTCTCATCTTTAATAGCAACTTCTTTTAAAGTAAATGCTGATTCAGTATTGTCAGGAGTAAAGTTTCCAGTCTCTGAGTTCCATTTTTGTCCCGTCCATTCCATTCTTAGGGAATCAATATCTGCGCTATGTGTTAAATCAGCATCGGCAGTTACTGCATTAAAAACATTTCTTTCTTTAATTCTATACTCGCCTGTTGGCCTAAAGGTGTTAGGCTTAGCAAGACCTAAGTTAGACTGTATGTCTGATTCATTCTTTATCCACTTATACGCAACGGCTGGGCTTCCTGAAACTGGCTCATAAACAAACTTAATAGCGTCATACTCAATAATTTCTTTTCCTAAAACTAAATACCCTGTGTAGGAATAAAATTGCTGTGCGGCTCCTGAAATTTCTACTGGCCTTAATTTAATTACTCCCTTTGGTGCATCTGTTTCTGCTGTAGCAACCTTTGGCAAATCAGCCATTAGTGCTGCTGATCCAAGTGTGACTACTGGGGAAGTATAAAGGTTGTCGGCATCTCCATCATAATTAGATGTAAGCTGTGGGCTATACATAACTTTAATAGCTTTTACTGATGGAACATTTTCAATTGATATTCCTGATATGTTTGCTAGCTTTCCATCTGCTGTATTGCTATATCTAAAAGAAGCGTCTGGGTTTTTTGCTGTATTAAATATATATCCTCTTGGATAAAATTGCAGAACATCGTTGTTGTCAAAAACAGCAATCATCTGAGTGTCCTTACATAAATCTTGTATGTGCTGCCAAACTGTCTTTTGAGGATCGGTGTACCAGTAGTAGGGAGCAACAATAGAGGTATCGGTATCTACTAGATTAAATTTATAATTGGAAAATCCAACTGAATCTAACAGTCTTCTGATTATAGCAACTGTGGACATGTCCTTTGTTACAATATCTGGTGGCTTAATATACTGAAGTTCTCTTGCCCCATCTAATGCATTAATAGAAACTTCTCCAAATTCATCTACCTCATATGAGTCAAGGTAAAAAACACCTAGATTAATTTTTTCTGATTCAACTATAACGTGTGGTCTAATTGTAATGTTTTCATAAAGGCTTAATTTGTTTTTATTAAAAGCTTTAGTCTTATCATAATTGTCATAGGACTTATCGTATGCATTTAAACTAAGTCTTAAATAGTTTGCTGTTACATCTCCAACTGGGACTAAGCCATTGATTGAGTCTGATGAGTTCTGAGATATATCAAATGATTGAAGAATGTCTGTTACATCCTTTACTAGTCTTGCTGATATTTCAATTATTCCTAGGTACCCGCCTGCAGTACTTATACTATTAACTTGTAACTTCAACCCGCTTAGGTCTACCCCTGTAGAAACGGTTGCAGGTTCTACGTCTACCCAAGCCGATCCGTTGTAGTATAAGTTTACTATTCCGTTATCTGGGCAAGTTGTTCCTGTATATATTGTAGACTCTACTCCAGATAGACTTAAAAGTTTTACGTTCCAGGATGTAGGTTTGGAGTGAGATGTTTCAAACTTAAGAACAATTTTATTTGCTGCAGCAGTTTTTACTGCTGGGTATGAAACAGTTAATATACAATTTGTTAAAGAGGTACTTCCGCTTGCTGCCTTTGGGGTTACCCAATATTTATAAGCAGTTTTTATTCCAGAAAAATATAGTCTTTTATTTAATTCCTTTGCCGCCGCATATGTTTTACCATCTGCTGACCCACTAGCAGCAAGTGTTGTGCTAAGGCTTGGGTCTGCTGCAATCATATATTGAATCCCAGCTACCTTTGGGCGTCTTGGATCAATAATGCTTTTTATTGGAAATAGCTTTTCAAAAGGCTTATATTGATATCCGCCTTGATTCTGTGGAGCAGTCAGGGTTGCTGTTATAACGCCTTCAGGGGCTGTTACAGCCACTCCTGATATTAGGTCGTTCATATTATACTCAACACGACATCCGTTAGTTACAGATACGTTTACGGCCTTGCTTAAGGCATTCGTTGTATTTGCTGATACCTGTATCATTATACCTCTTCTAAGGAGAGAGAGACGTCCCAAAATTCTTGTGGGACGGAAGCTGAAGAAGACTTAACGTTTCTTTTCATAACTGTAAAATTACATGAGGTAAATGACATTAAAATAATTTCATCTCTAGCCGCTACTCCGTTGTATGATATCTTTACCTTGAAGGCACCCTTGCCTTTATTTAAATAAAAAGATTTAATTTCTGAGGCGCCCATGCCTCCGTCTACTGTCATTGTATTATCAGTTGGCAGCATTCCCCAGCTTGCGCTAAATTGTTTCTTATCTGCAATCCAAATTTTTCTAAGGGATCCGTTAGACATTCTTTGAGTCTTTTCTATTCTATCTATTTCTAGAGAGGCGCTAGATCTGTTGTGCTCAGAGACCTTTGTCCATGTTGGGTTTACAAGGTCAGTTCCTGTATCAAAATATAATAGGGAACCTACTGGGAGTGTCATTGGATAGCTCATGTGTTTTTAATACCTACATTCATTGGGTTGCCCTTCATTTTAGCATTAGTTTTTATATTGGCCTGCAAGAATTCATATGCTGCAACCTTTGCTTTACTTATTAATTGATCCTCATTCATTCCTGGAGAGGCATGAATATGTTGTGTATAATTAATTACACCTTGTCCTACCCCTGAATCACGCATTGGTTCAAACATTTTTGCTGCTTGCTTAATATCGTATCTAGGTGAAGCATATGGTACCTTAGCCATATTAGGAATAACCATTCCGCCAAATGCCATTTCTGGTCCACGGTCTCCGACAATAGTAGGAACATTTGGATTAAGCTTCATTGTTCCGTAACCAGCTTTTACTGCTTGAACGTTAAGACCAGCTCTCCCTGCATCAGAAGTTACCTTCCACTTTTTACCATTTTTATCTACAAACTCAACACCAACCCAAGTAGAGCCTCGTTTGCCATCAGATATTTGAGATGCTCCTGCTGCCATAAGTGTAGATGGATGAATAATTGTAGATCCTGCATAGGCTCCAGCGGTTACGCCTAAAGTTGTAGGAACAGAACTAATCTTAGCAGTAGCATTTGATTGGCCAACATCCATCTTCTTTCCATTAATAATAATATCTCCGCTGCCCATTTGAATACCCTTTGAGGCTAATCCTTTTGTAATAGCTCCTTCTACCCCGCCCATTATTCCCAGGGCTTGGGTACCTACATCAATTGGAGTTTTAACACCCTTTGGATGAGTTGGTTGTTTAAATTCAGGAACTGTTCCAGGCTTTGCTGTTCTTACTGCTCCAACAAGGCCTGCAGCAGCCTCTCTACCAGCATTTGGGTCTTCATCAGTTCCAAACTTAATATAATCCTCTATACTTTTTCCTGCAGCAGCTGCATTTAGTGCTAAGGTGACCATTGCTTGATTAACATCATCAATCTTTTGTTTTTGCTTATCAATCCTTGCATTTAATGAGCCCAATTTTTCTGCAGCAATTGATGCATTGTCTGACATCTTTTGTTGTCCGTCATTAATTAATTTTATCTTAGCCTCAAGAGGAGCATTGGCTAGCTTAAGAGCATCTTCAATTGCTTTCTTTTGAGAGTTGTATTGCTGATCTGATTGCAGACCTTGAATATCTAAGCTTGCTTGTTGTGCTGCAGCAGTATTGCCTGTTGCTAAAGCTGCTTCGTATGCTGCTTGTGCTTTTGCAATTTGTCTTGCAATATCGCCCTCTTGCTTTGCTGCATCTAATGCTTTTAGTCTTGACTCTGCAAGTTTATTATTAGCATCTATTTGCTTTTGCAAACCCTTTAGCTGCTCTCTAGTGTTTATTTGTTGCTGAGCAGTTTGTCCTTTGGCCGCTTGCATTAATGCCTTTTGTTGATCTGTTAGCTTCTTTAAATCTATGTACTGTTGTTTTAATAGACCCTCTTTGTTCGCAGCAACGGTTGCTTCTGATATGGAATCTGCAACTTTTGATAGTGTAGATACAGCCTCAGCGCCTAACTTTGAAAGATCTCCAGTAAATCCCTTTGCTGCAAGATTCATCTTTTCAAATAAGCTAACTATTGTATCCATAGGATTAATAATCTTTTTAAGTTCTGGATTCTGCTTAATCATTTCCGCTCTAGTTTTTGCAGTAAGAACAGCTTTAGAAGATTCTAGCTTATTTAGTTTTTGAAGCATTGCTTCTTGGGCTTGATACTGAGTTAATACTTTTGTATTTCCACTCTTGTCTTCTCTAGCAGCTTTTTTACTTTGCTCAATCATATCAATGATTCCTGCATCGATAGCAGTTAGACCTGTATTTACTGCCTGTGCTTTCTCTTTACCATCTGAGGCAGTAGTATAAGTGTTTATTGCAGCCTCGGCTGCATCTTGTCCTGTTTTAATATTTCTAAATGCACGATTACCTACAGTAAATGCACCAGCCTTTTCTCCCTTTTCAGAAAGCTTAAACATTGTAAATATCTTCTTGCTTGCTTCATCTGCTGATAACCCAGCAGCCATTAGAGCAGTCTTAATGTCTATTGCTACTTGTGGAAGTTCACTTTCTTTAGACTGATTAATTAATTTAATTTGATCAGTATATACTTCCTTAACTTCCTTCTTAAGCTTCTTATACTCTTCAATTGTCATGGATATAGGAAGTCCAGCATCTTGCATGCTTTCATAAAGGAACTGATTTCTTTCTCGTATTGCTTCTATGTTTTTAACAGTATCTGCAAGCTTTGAGTTGTAATCAGTAAACTTAAGTCCCGCCTTTTTGGCAGCTTCTTCTGTTAGTCCGTATTGTGTTACCCCAACTCTTAAATGTTCGTTGTGATCCCTTATTCTTTTATTGATAAGAATAAAAGCTCCTGTTGCTACAGCAAGTCCTACATTTAATCTTGTAAGACCCATTCCAATTCTTCCCAGGGTTCTTGTTACTGCGCTCCCGCTCTTGGCAGAATTCTGAAGAGCTGCGCCGTATCTATTGAGCATTCTTCCGCCCTTGGCGTATGTTCCATCTTCCAACATTTCACCAGCAACTTTTGTCCCTCTTGCTGTAGAGAATATAGGAGTTTTTGCAGAAGCTGGAATCTTAGACATAAGTCCACCGACTCTTCCTTGTGCGCCTTCAGCTTTTGTCTGCATCATTGCCGTCATCATCATTTGAGGTATGATAAATGAAAGCGTCTGCATTATTGTTTGAAGTAAAGGATTAGTAATCTTGCTCGCAATTAGCATTGGTGCTAGTGAGGCTCCAAGCATTGCAATGTTTCCGCCCTTCATGTATCCGTTTGGAACAATGCCTCCTGAATTTCTAGGTACAAATAGCTCTGGTCCTTTTTCTCCCACAACGTATGGTTGACCTGCGTTAACTGGTCCGCCCATTTCTCTTTTTTCTAAACCAAATATAATTTTCTTTAAAGATTCTGTAAGCGGAGTATCTTTTTTAGAATCCCAATTTAAATATTTGTTTCGCAAAATATCTTTATCAATTGGAGAAAGTTGTTTAATTATGTTTCTGTCTCCAACAAGATCTGAAGCGGCTGATCTTATTACAGAGTCTAGCACGTCTGGCTCGAGTCCGTTCTTTAATTTACCATCTGGCATCTTTACATATCCGTAAGGTTTTTCTTTTGCTAGTGCTGCCGCAAACTTGTCATAGAATAATTTTTGAGTATGCTTTCTTAAACCTGTGTTTGCAAATAGCTTGTCGGCCATTTCAATAGATAGAGAGTTCACGCCCCATGGAGCTGACTCATACATACTTGGCTTAGGTGCTCCAGTTGGGCCAAATCCTGCACCAATTCTATGCATTGCTTTACCCTTAAGAACGTTTCCAATTAATCCGCCAATATTGAATCCATTTTCTGGTGTCTTAAATGCATTATCAGATAGGCTTACAGAGTGACCCTTTTGTCTGCGCTTCAATTCATCTGCTGCAAGCATTTTGGCAATTGCTGCTGGAGTCATTGTTTTTTCTGGAGACATTGTTACTGATGAATGAACTCCATGCAAATCTCTGTAAGTTTGTCTTCTTGCATCAGATAGTCTTGTGATCATTGCATTGTAAATAACTTTTTCTTCTGTGTTTAAATCAAATCTACCTATTGTTTGTTTTAGCTTTGGGAGAGCAGATTCAATTTCTTGCAGCATGCGATCATTGTATTGATCAGGTGTCATACCTCTTGGAATATCTGAAGTTGCTTCAGCAAAGAATTTCTTTGTACTGCTTCCTTTTACTCCAAGCAAGTTGATCATTGCTTGTTGTTTAAATGAAGGCATTGTTGCAGAATAATCTCTTGGTCCAGAGGCTGTTGAAAATACCCCAGCTGGACCTACATCGGCAAGTATGTTCCCAGAAAGGTTACCCCTGCCTAAATCTTTGTCGCCACGTAATGATGATGCAACTAACTGTCTAAAGTATTGATCTTCTGTAAATTTACCATCTTGATTTGCTATAGCAGGATTGTACTTAGACTCTAAAGCTAGTAGTGTTCTAGATCCTCTTCTGTCAGTTGGGTCTCTCATTACAACAACTCTTTGATTAGGTGTTTGTAGTCCGTGAACATCACGAGCAATTTCAGTTGCTCTTATCTCAGCAAGCGCTGCTTTTTCATCTAGTACTGGCTTAACAAAAACCTTTTCCCCGTTCTTGCTATAAACTCCACCAATTCCAGATACTGGGAAACTTCTTCCTGATGTTGGCTCTAGCATAGCGTCATAATCAGTTACTGGGGTCTTGCTAAATCTAGAGTCTTTAACTGCTTGACTTGCTTTTTCCATAGCAACCTTTGCGGCTCTCTGGGCTTCAACCTGCTTAATAGATCTTGGCATTCCTAAGAACAACGCTTTACCGCCGCCAAACAATCTTTGTGCAAACTTTCCTGGTACTTGTCCACCCTTATTTAATTTAACCGCTCCTGCAAGAGCAAGTTTTCCACGAATTGGAATCCAAGCTTTTCCTGCAGAGATTGCTTGCAAAAACATGTTGAGTGCAGTTTTTTGTTTTGGTGATGGAGGAGCAACTCGTGGTTTCTTGTCTGATGCAGCTACAAATCTTGTATCATACTGTAATGCTTGTATTACATCGTCTACGCTTCCAGGGACTCCAGATTTTCTTACCATTTCTTCAAAGTCAGCAATTGCACTTGCCCTCTTTAAATGAATTACATCTGGTTGAAAATTTTTGCCCTGAAGTTGTGCAGCAATTGTATTAAATGCTGCAGGCATAATAGCAGCAAATCCTGCAAATCCTCTTGAGCCAACTCCACCTAGTTGTGCTATTAAAGATCTTCTAAATGCGTGGCCTCTAGCAGTTTCAACTAATCTTCCTCCGCCGCCTTGTATTTTACCAGTTGCTCTAGGTATTGACTTTAAATCTTCATGAGCTTCTGCAAATAATGGGTTTCTGCTCATTGATCTTAAAACCCTGTTCATATTTCTATTTAAAAAGTTATCGCTAGTTAAACCAGAAGCCGTTGCGCTTCTTCCTTCTTTTACTAATCTTTTGTCTCCCATAGAATATTTTTCGTCAAAAGCAGCAAGCTGTGCTGTTCTAGTTTTAATCCAGTCTTCGGGAGATCCATTAAGGTCCTTAGCAGCATCAAAATTAGCAGTAGCTATTTCAATAGCTTTTTTAGTTCCTATCTGTGGGGCAACTCCCAAATACTCTGAAGCATCTAGTGCAATAAATCTTGCACGAACATTGGCTTCATAGTTTGGATCGTTAATAAATTCATAATACATTTTAAGAGCTCTTCTGTATTGAGCATCTGTCATAGGCTTTCCTGCATGAGGGTGTGGGTGAACTCCTCCGCCTTGATGTCTTCCCATACCAGTTGTATTACCTGGGCCACCATTTAATTGCAACATTAGTTCTGGATTACGCTTAGCAATTTTTGCTGGAATTACTGCTTCTCCAGGAGTTAAAACTACTGGAACCATTCCTCCAGTGTTTCTAAATGTTGGAGTGCCACCAATAAGTTTGCTAATTGTAGGCATGTTTCTTTGTGTTGCAGCTTTATTAATTACAAATGATTCGGGCTCGGCCATTGTATGATAGGTGTCTGTGTTACCAGTTCCTGGAACTATTCCGCCTTTATTAAACTTAGGCTTTGTTGTTTCAATGTTATATCCTGCACCTGAAGTTCTAACTCCGCCTAGCGCTCTAGCAATTTTATCTACTAATGTTTTTGTAGAACCCTTATGAAACATTTCTTTCATATTTGATTTACCAGTTACTGGGTCTACTACAGGTTGAGATGTTAATGGAACTGTTGTTAAGTTTACAGATCTTCCTTGTCCAGCTGCAATCTTTTGAGCTGTCTCAGCAAGCATTGCTTCAACTGTTGCATTTAATTGAATTACTTTTATTCTTGCTTCGTCTGCTGTTATTTTGCTTTGCTGTAGCTGCTTAACGATTAAAGCAGTTTCTTGTGCAGCCATGCTTGTAATTTCTGAAAATTCTGGAAGCAAGGCTTGATAAGAATTAGATAGACTTGATGTAATTGTTCCTGTAGCATTTACCTCTGCCTTTAATACTTTAAGTTCTGCTTCTGATTGCATTGCAATTGCCGCTGTCATTGCATGCCACTTTGCTGCCTCTTGAGCAACTATACCAGTCGATGTTCCGTTTACAGATGTAACACCTGGAATCTTTGGAAGATCTGCGTTCATATATGCTTGAGGGTTTTTACCAATTCTAACGTTTACTGGTCCTGCTCCTGGAACTGTTCCAAATATTGTCCCCGCCTGTTGTGTTTGAGCAGGAATCATGTGAGACATATCTCTTGAGTATGAATCTCCAATTAATGGATTATTTTTATCAACATATCTTGGCGTTCCGCCTGGAGTTCCCGCTGCAATTACTCCGCCTGCAACTGTTGAGATGCTTGGTTGCACTGCAACTTGCGCTGTAGATGCTGCTACCTGAAGATTATCAAATGATGCTGCAAGAGTATTTACTGCATTTGTTAATACAACTGTTGCTTCTGTATCTGAATAGAATGATGTAGCAAGACCTTTTGCTGCTGCATCTGCCGCTAATATTTCTGGAGTAAGGAGCTTAAACCCATGTCCTCCTGTAGCCATTTGTCTTAAAGAGAATATTCCCTTTGTAACATAACCAATAAAGTTGGCCATAACACCAGTTAACATAATTAGTGGTCCAGCAAATGCTGTTAGTCCACCAAGAGCGTTAAGGAATGTTTTAACTGGACCTGGAAGTCCTTGGAAAAACTTAATGATCCCATCTACTACATTTAAAACCTTTGTGCTAATTCTTAAAAATTGTTCTCCTACTGAAGCAAGGTCTGCTTGGACTGAAGCCCATGCTCTTTTAAATTGTCCTGAAGCGGACTCTGTCATCATAGTTAATTCTCGAGCAGAGATATTTGCAAGATCTGTAGCGCTTGCTTTCATTAAATCCATTACCTGAAGAGTTTGAGATCCTTCTTTACCTAGGTTTTCAAATAGGGCTGACATTCTTGCATACTGGAACTTACCAAACAACTGTTCAATTGCTCTTGACTTGCTTAGTGGATCTAGTCTGTCTAAAGCTGCTTGAAGGTCTGTAATTGTTTCAGTTAAATTTCCCGCATTAGATGTTACAATCTTATCTATATCTATACCAAAGCCAAAAAACATTTCCTTTGCAACCTTTGTTGGGTTGATAAGAGATGCCATTGCTGACTTAATTGCGTTAGCACCTTCTGATGCGTTTACTCCGCCTTCTTTCATTGCAGTTAAATACAATGCTAAATCTTTTACATCTCCACCTAAAGACTTTACAACAGGGCCTGCTTTAGGGATTGCTTCAACTAAATCTTGTAGAGAAGTGGATGTCTGGTTTTCAACAGCGTTAAGAAAGTCAATAGATTGAGTTAATTCATCTGTACTTGATTTAAATGCATTTTGAATAGCAAGAGTTGCCTTCATTGCTTCTTGTCTGTCTACTTCACCAAGGATTGAAAGTCTGCTTGTCTGTCTTGTAGCTTCTAGAAGGTTTCCGCCTTCTTGTCCTGTTGCAGCAAGGTCAGCTGCTAATGCAATAGTTTCTTTGTATGCAATTCCGTATGCTCCAGCAATTTCTCTTGCTGTTTCGGAAACATCTTTTCTTACTTTTGCTAGCTCTGAAGATGATGTTGCACTTAGTCCGCCGTAAACCTTTGTAAGTCTTACAAGCTCTTGATCTGCTTCTCTAAATGCTTTTTGTGCAGCCATTCCAAATGCTGCAAGAGGAACTGTTAGTCCTACTGTTAACTGACGGCCAGCCCACTGGGTGTTCTTACCCCAATTGATAAGCTGATTAGATCCATCGAGCATTACCTTATTCATGATAGATAGCTCTTGTCTTGCAATTGCCGTCTTGTTCTTTATTTCATCAAGGCCCTTTGCAACCATAACATTGTATTGCATTAGGCCTTGTGCGTTTTTGCCGATAGGCTGAATGATTGCATTCTCTAGCATTACCTGCTGCTTGGCCAGGTCTCTAATCAGGCTGCTTGTTTTCTTTGTATGCCCACTCCAGGCGTTGTAGTATTCCCCTAGTTTAAGTCTTCCTCTATCTAGGTTCCTACCAAATTTTTCTACGTCTGATGTAAGCGATACAAAGTGTGATGAAAACTGTCCCGTTGATCGCATAGTTTCTGCGAAGGACTTATTCATTACAGCAATTTGATTTGCTAGTTTGGCGTTAGTTCCCGCCGTTGTTTCTTGTAATTTTACGAGTTGGGCAGTAACCGCAGCAAGCTGAGTTCTTAAACTCGTGAAGTCTGCGTTGGCGGTAATATTGGTGGTGATTAAATTATCTGCCATATGTATATGTTACTCTATTCGGTATCCTAATCCTGCGTTAATGCCAAAGCCAGCTTCTGCTGCAAGACCACCTTGTAATGAAACAACATCATCTGCTGATGTGGTTATACCAAGTGCTCTTCTTCTGACATCTTCGAAGGATGATCCCTCCTCATTATTACTGCTTTCATCTAAATCAACACCTTGAATCGAAGCTAGGAATTTCCTTTTTTCTGATTCCGTTTTTTGCATTGACTTAAAAGTCTGGACCATCTCTGGCATTGAAAGATTATCTTCTAGTTCTTCGTAATTTTTCCAATTACCTAGAAGAAATACTTCCCCCTCTAAAGCGGCTAGATCTAGTTCTGACCAGCCAGAACCGCTGCCGCTAGTAGGTTTGGGTCGTCCATCTTAATCCCTCCGCATACTTCTAGAATGCGATTGATGGTTGGAACGTCAAGTGTGTCTTCAAATGCGTCTTTGTCTGCTACAAGATCTGGAAGCTGCTTTTTTAGTGCTACTCCACAGGCCTCAATAAGGATTGTTAGTGTTTCATCTTCTGATGTTACTTCTTGTGTTCTTTGAATGACCTTCATAAACTCACGTAGCTCTTTAATTGTTAAAGGCTTGAGCTTAACTGTTGCGCCATTTTGTAGTTGAATTTCTTCAACATCGTATACTGTTGTTGCCATTTAATCCTCCTAGGATCGTCTTAATTATTGTATCATATTCAAAATACAAGAGCAATAGAAAACCCCCCAATTTCTTGGGGGGCTCTATTAATTAATTAAATTAATTACACTGATAGAACACGGTCTACGATGAAACCATATTCCTGACCTACGTGTGATGAATCACCTGATGGTAGCAAACGGAATGTTACTGGGAATGTTGATGCTGCGTTACGAGCCAAAGAGAACTGTGACTGTTGTACAGAAAGAACACGACGTGCATAATATACACGCTCAGTTGCAGTATCTGTTGTTGAAGTTGGTGCTTGACCAACTGCAATTAGCTGACGCTCTGTTGGTGCTTCACCAAGAGCTCCACCTGCGATACCTAGCTTCTTACCAGAATCTGTAAGTGTATCTGACTTCTGACCAAATACGGCAAGAACGTTCTCAAGAGTACCTTCTGCCATTTCTGTTGCGATCATAACTTCCATTGACTCCTTGAAAAGCTTTGCTGTATCAAGAAGCTGATCTACTGTTACTGAACCGTATGATGGGTTGTATGTAACCTGAAGACCGTTATTTGTGTAACCTACGTTACGGTAAAATGCACCCTTTGTGTCAAGGGCTGGTGATACCGCACCAGTTGCTGCTGTTGTAACATCAACCTTGTTCAAAGAATCTGTGTAAGACTCTCCTGTTTTAAATGCTGGGACTGTCTTATTCTTGTTTGCTGCAAATGCGTTTAGTGTTCCTGCTGGTGCAGAAACTACATAATCTGGGCTGGTGATGTCTGTTACTGAAAGAAACAGTGGAGACGCACCGACAAGAATATTTCTAGCATTACCAATATTTTGTGCCATGTTGTAAAACCTCCTGTTAAATAAATATATATATATTGACTTACTTTAAATCAAGCTGGCTAGGCTCATTTCCTCTTATGTCCAATTTTACTGGATTAACCCTTTAAAAGCAACTAGGCAAATCTACCTAGTCCGTCGGTGACTCTGGAGTACTTGACCTCTAGTATTACGTCTGATGACAAAAAGCCCTGAAGTTCAAGGGATGGGTCAATTGGAGAAGTTTCTGTAATATGAATGCTGTGGAAAATTAATTTGTTGGTGGTCTTTAAAGAATTGACATCTTTTGCAGATTCGTCCATTCTTCTAAACAGGTCAGTCATTAGGTTTCTTATCTCATATATCTCTGTTATATCTGTTGAGTATATGGTAAACAAAACCTTTTCGCAGCATATCAGCCAGTTCTCTTCATAGGACATTCCGATCTTGTCATATACGATATGCTTTTTACCGTTTAGGAATTGATCCATTTCTGGTAATTGCTGAACTGGAATAATAGGTACTATCTCAGATCCTAGATTATCTGAGTAGTAGTCGTCTGGATCAAATAGTCCAGTAAGTTTTAATTGGGTCCACAAGAACTTGCGAAGCTCAAACATTGCGTCTATTTTATAATCTACTGTCATAGTGACCCTCCAAATGATGAGCTTAATGCTGCATCTGCCTGCACTCTTATTTTACCAGCACTGAAGCTATACTGCACCTTTTTAATATTAGTTGGTACACTCAATGCTCTTGCAATCTTAGCATTAAATATTCTTTGAAACCCTGAAGACTTTATTGAGGAGTTTACTGGTTGACCTCCAAAGAATCTTCCGTATGTGAGTGCAAATTGATTTGTTGCAGCCTTGCCTCCTGGCCTCTTGACTGTAACTGAGGTGCCTTTGGGCATAAAGACTGTTGCACCATCTAATTCAAATACTAGGCGTTCTGCGGATCTTGGTCGAATTACTATGGGCATTCCTTCTTCCATTACGGAAGCTTTATTAGCAAATACATATCTATTCTTTTGTTTTTTATTTTTAGACGGTACTGTTGATTTAGATAGTTTAAAATCACGGCCTACTCTAAATGAAAGGCCTTCAGAATCTATTAGATATAGGTTGAAAAGCCTTGCTGTTGGGTTGCCAGTTTTATTCCACTCGTATACATGGTGAAGGCTTTTAGGCTTTACTCTTGCTTGGGCATCAACGTACTGACCAAAATCTTTTTCTATTTGATTAAATATGGTTGTTTTAAATAAATTTTTAAATTCAGCATTTGTTGTTAGCTTGGCAATAACAGCTGCTTCATAATACAAAAATGCAGATACTTGAGCCACGGTGCTATCTTTTATTACTCCTGGAACTGATCCTGCCATCAATCTTTCAAGACCGCTGGCTGTTTGTAATAATGCTACGCTACTGTCCAATTACCTGATTCTCCGATCTTTTAACGGTTGTATTGTAACCAATAATTCCGCCCATCGGCTCTGTAATTGGAGTAACTCCCATTACTTCAAATACTGTTGGCGTGTTGCTTGGAAAGTTAATCTCTTCCCAAATAACAGTTCCGTCTAAATTTCTAATGTTTGTAACCTTTTCGTTAAATACTAATTTGGATGTAGTTCTTATTTGAATCATCTGCTCATTAACATATTTGTTTGAAAAGGTCTGCTTGTCTCCAGATCTGCTGGCTGTAGAATTACTAATAGTTCCTTTTGCGCTGCATGCAACTGTTCTATTAAATTGCCAGTCTTTCTTTAAAGATCCCGTCGCTGGGTCCTGTGTTTCAAATTGCCTATATACATCAATAAGCATTGGAAGAACGGAGTCGACAAGATCATACATTAGATAAGGACCATTTGAGATATAACATGTGGAGCAAGCAATTGATCTGCATATAGATTGCCAGTTCCTTTTGATGCTGAGCTGTTATATTCAAAACTCCAGTCAAATGTCTTAATGGATTTAATGTACTTATTTCTCCAGACTTTGTCCTTTGAGAAATAGTCTTTCATTAGTTCAACTGTTGCCATCTGCACTTGAGCGGGAACTAAATCCCATCCAAATTCGCCAACGATCTTATACTTAACGTTCTTAGAAAAGACTCCATTATATGTATCATTAATTGTTGGAGGAACTAAACCATTTGCAACATATACTGAATTGTCTAATAGGTTTACTCTATTAACTCTTATTCCAAAACCTGTTTCTGAAACAATTGGGTCATATAGCCAGTTGTTTACCTTTGGTGTAGCAAGGTTATCTACAAGAAGTATATCGTTAGAATAAATCTGGTATATCCGATTTATTTTAGATGATAGGGGTAGAGTATCTGATTCGTCTCCGTATATAATCTTTGTGTCTGGATACAGGTAGAATTCTTGCTGAGTGTATTCTTCAATTAATTTTCTTGCATATCTCTCAGCCATCTGGAGGTCTGAGTATGTCTTGTAGTTAGGATCACTTGGATCCGACCCAAAGTTTAATTCATCTATTTGCTCATTGATAGAAACGTATGGGGTTACAACATTCACATAAGTTGTATGAGTTCCCACTGTTGATCCAGCTACTGCGTATTCCCAGACGAGCTTTAGCTTTCTGGGATATGCAGAATAGGAAAACGGTAGCACAACTTGATATGTGCCGACATCTGTTTCAACGGCTGTTCCTGTTAGAGTAAGTAATAAATTGGTAGAAGATATAACGTTAGCAGGGTTTTGAGTAATGTCATAAACCTTTGCCGTTACGTTACCCGTAGGGGATGCTAATTCACCCTCCCAGTAGATCTTTGTTCTGATCGGTGAATTGCTGTTTACATATATCTCTGCCATTTTATAAGCTTAGATTAGTTGTAATACTCCTGAACTTCCTTTGGAGTTGCTAATCTAAAGCCCTCCTCCTTATCAAAAATTTCTTGAGCATTTTCTTCTGTCATTGCAATAAAAGGGTGCTCTTTTGTAAATGTAAATCCAATGATATCGTATCTGAAGTTTTCTCTAGTCATTCGAACTAGAACCGTATCTTCTGGCTGAGCATCTAGGCTAAATCTAGGAAGAATCTCTTCTGCGTCTTCGTTAAATTCATCTGTTGCGTCTTCGATATCTTTAATAGTTTTTTGATAGACAGACCATGTAACTCCCTCTTCTGCAAGGGCGGCAACGATATCTGCCTTACTCTTAATTCCATCAGTATCAACTGCAAAGTCCTCTGCAATTTTTCTGAGTTCTGCGACCTTCAATGTCTCAAATGACATATTATCTCCTTTGTTAGGTTCTTCAATTATAGCATTGATAAATTAAAATGAAAAGCCCCTAAAATTAATTAGGGGCCTTTCGAGGGTTTTATCTTAAATTAATTAAGAAGCAACCTTAACGTTCTTTACAACTACCCAAGCGTCTGCCTGCTCGATTTGAACTCCAACACGAGTATACATTGTGTACTCGATTGTGTCCTTACGTGGCTGGAAGAAGCGGTAAACGGTTACGTCACGCTTGATACCAATAACTACGTTATTTGGGAATGTCAAGTGGATATCTCCGTGTGAACCTGTTGGTGTTGCGTATGTACCAGTCTGTGTTTCATTAAGAAGTGGAACTTCAACAATCGGAATACCGAATGCGAATGGTGCCACGTATCCTGCTGGTCCACCTAGTGGTGCAACTCCACCACGGATAACGCTTGAAGCGATATCTTGTGGAATTGTTTGGTTTGTTCCAATGCTGTTAGCATATAGGAAATCCTGAATCAAGTTTGATCCAGCAAGGAAGCGAAGGTCTCCACGACGTTGCTTGTACTTACGTGGCATAGCCTTAAGTGCCTTGTTGAATACTTCACGTGATACTGCGGCTCCTGCTGCGTCTACGACACGGCCTGATGCCTTTGCCTTCTTTACAACGCCATCGAATGACTTGTAAAGACCGTCTGCTGTTAGAAGTGTGTCACCGTTAAGAATAACATCTTCGATGTCATTTCCTGCTTGTGTTGCCATCAAACGTGCAATGTGATCTTCTAGATCTGCACCTTCGATGTTATCTTCTAGAGACTCTGTTGAAAGCTCCCAGTCCATGCGGAGTTTCTTTGTTGTTAAAGAGATTTTTGAGAAAGTTACTGGTGCATTTACACCAGTGTTGTCTGCCTCGGTTGCAAGCTTCATAAGCTTCTCACCAACGGACATACGGTCAATCTCGGCTGTGTCTGACTTCATACGAACTGTACGTGCGACCTTACCGATAACGGTTGCGTCGAACATATAATCAAGGAAGCGAGCAGACTGCTCTGGGTTGAGTAGTCCACCGTTGCCATTTTCAGACGCTACGTGTACTCCTGTTCCACCAGTTGCTGAACCGAATCCTGTTGATACCTGAGTACCAGCTGCTACGGCCTTTTCTAATGTTTCATTGCTCATTTTTATACCTACCTTAGTTGAATATTTCGTTTACGGAACCGAGGAAAGAACCGTTCCATTTAGATTTTTTGATTGTTGTTGCTTCTTCTGATCGGCCAAGATCTGAAGACTTCTTAAATGCAGTCTCTGATTCTACTGCGTCGACACGCTTTTGTACACCATCAATCGTGCTCTTGATGTTATTTACAGCGCTTGAAAGTGCTGTGTGTTGTTCTGCCAACTCTGAAATTCTAGCATCTACGCTCTTGCTGAAAGCTTCAACAGTCGTTTGGATTGTTGTTACTTGTGCTGCATTTGCTTCAGATGCCTTGTTTAGAGTTTCTGAGAAAAAGCCTTTTAGATCGCCTAACATCTTCGCAAAATCAGGTTCATCAACCTTATCTTCTGATACTTCGGCTGCTTTTTCCAGAGTCTCGGCAGGAACGTCTTCTGCTACTGCTTCTGCAGGAGCTTCAGCTGGAGCTGCATCATCTGCAACTACTGCTGTATCTTCAACGGCTGCTTCTTCTGCTACTGCTTCGGCTGGTGCCTCTACTGCAACATCTTCGACAACTACGTTTTCTGTATTATCTGACATTTCATTACCTCCTTCTGCGTTTGCCTGTTTTGCAATTGTTTGTGTTTCAGGCAACGTAAATCTTGAATGCTTATATGCATCAAGAATCTTATCTATCTCTTTTGCTTTATTAACGTCTGAGCTTTCAACCCATCCTATTAATTCTGCTGGCTTTCCAGATACTGGAGAGTCGTATGTTTTATCTGTTGAGATAAAAACAGAATCACTGTCTGCACAGTAAAATATGTTTTCAGTTACTACACCTACTGCAATTCCCTTAGCAATGTATTGTCCATTTACTTTCTGAATAGAAAGAATGTTACAAAGTTCATTTGCTGGTGAATCAACAATAGAAAGTTCAATTAGTTCATAGTTCTTAATAAATCTTACGGTCTTACCGTTTGCCTTGTTAACTTCATTGTCTGACTCAAGAATCTTTCCGCCGATTGAGAATCCAGATAGAGTTCCGTCTAGAACTTTCTCCCAGGTGTCTTGTGCGCCCTTTGAGATGTATGCATCTACATACACTCCGTTGAAGAACTCTTTTGACTTTGGATCATAAAAAGTTTCTGGCTTAAATGAAACCATCTTTCCTACCGCATTTGATCCGTGCATTTCACGAATATTCCCACGGAAATTTTCGAATGCCTTGAGACTTGATTCTGCTGTTACAACATCACCAGTCTGATCAACATTGTCTAGGGTTGCGAATCCAGATACGGTTCTCTTTTCACGGTTAACTTTAGTAAAAGGAACCGACAAATTAATAACGTTGCCGTTACTGGTCCATAAAGACTTTTCAATGTTCATATGCTTAATTTTATAGTGTTATAGACTATAAAGCAAATAACAGTTGAGTGGACTTAGTC